TTCTCTTATTCAGTTCTGCTGCTGTTGCCATTTGTGTTTCCCTCCTGTGTTGTGTGTACTCTAGTGTTTCAGGCGACCGGCTTTACTTCCGCTTCCTGCTTCAGCGCCCACATACCCTGCTCGGCCTGCTTTCTTTTGGCAAGCTGATCGAGACACGCCTGTGTGAAGCGCTGCCGGTATCCTTCAGTGAATGTCACGACGACATTGATCTCTTGCTCTTTTCGCTTCATGCTTCCGGCCCTCCTGATACTACTTTAAAGTTAGCGTTTCGGGTATAAAAATATCATCGAGTTTACATCCATAAAGCCTGCAAAGATGCATTAATTGAATTGCGGTCGGGTAAGTTACTCCTTTTTCCCATTTTATAAGAGTGGAAACCGCAATATCCATGGATTTTGACACGTCTGACTGCCTGAGTCCTGCATTTATTCTGGCAGCCTTTAAGGTCATGCTCATTTCTCTACCTCCTTTCCGGCTTTCGCTCTGCAAGAAATATACTACCTTTAAAGTAGTGCTGTCAATATATAAGTTAGCAATTTGTGAATTATTTCTATTGTGGAAACTAACTTTAGATATTATTATGTTCTTAATATATAGGAGGATAATTATGGCAGACGAGGAATTGAGACGACAATTTTCTAAGCGATTAACTTATTACCTATCCCTTAATGGATACAATCAAGCAGATATGGCTAGAAGGATGGGTGTATCGACAGCGACAGCCGCAAAGTGGTGCACTGGTCAATCAATCCCACGAATCGACAAAATCCAATCTCTGTGTAATTGGTTGGGAATTGAGAAATCACAACTCCTTGATGCTCCGGTCGGCATGAATTCAACGATATCGAATTTGCCGTCAAGGGCGAATAAAGAAAACTATTATATCAATCGAGAAGCACGTGAGTTAGCAGAATTTCTTCACAAAAATCCAGAGTACAAGGTTTTATTCGATGCTTCAAGGAAGGTAAAAAAGGAAGATATTGAATTTGTAAAACAGCTCATTGACAGAATGAGCAGCAAGGATGGAGAGAATGATTGATGAAATCAGCATAATATTAAGGGATCTTCCCACTACCATTCGCGCATTCACTGTCGCCAAAGATGGATATTTCACAATTGTTATCAACACCAAATTTTCAAATGAAATGCAACAAGAAAGTTATCTTCACGAGCTTCGGCATATTCAATCCGGCGATTATGATAAACGTTGTAGCGCCGATTTAATAGAGATGTACGCTCACGCAATATGAAAAGGAAAGCAAATGGTTTATAAAGGAGGGAAACACTATGAAAAAACCTGTACTTTCAATGATGTTAGCGTCGGCAATTGCTTTGGCAGTACCAGCATGTACACAGGCTCAAGAACTAGAGTATTTCCCAGAAGGTCTCGAATGGGGAATGTCTAAAGAAGAAATAGATAATTCTGAATTTTTAACTGACCATCCTGATAATGTTTATTATGCAGATAGCAATGTTTATATAGTCTCAGATGTTGTCGTTGCAGGGAGGCCTTTTACTGTGTGTTTAGGTTTCAGCGATAACCAATTGCAAAGGATCGTTTATTATCTCGAAGAACATAATTATGATTCATCAAAAGATTATGCTGCTTTTTTAAGCTTAGAAGCTGACTTAACTTTGAAATACGGAGAGCCTAAAGAGTCCAGCGATGATTGGGAAGATGAAACGTATAAAGGCAATACATATGATTATGGACTCGCAGTAGCTGAAGGCGATGTTGAATTCCATCGCGAGTGGGACTTGGATGATCAGATTCTTTTCCTTGACTGCGAAGGTTTCGATAACGAAGTCTCTACAAGTATTTCATATAATTCTGTATTTTCACAAGTAAAAGAAGCAACGCAAGATCTCAATTCAGAAATGTCGCAATTGGATTCATATGCGCAAAGCATCAAAGACGCAACAGTAGGTTATGAAGAGGCTTCGGCTGAATTTACAAATAAGATGAAAGAATATCTTTCGTCTGAGATGGAACTTTCTTTGGATGATGAGACACATTTAACGAATCTTTGTCAGAATATGTATTCTTATACATGGGAAGCATTAAAATATTATAAGGACAGGACGTTGTTTTACTGGGTCACAGTATTATTTGATGGTGAAGAAAATGATACTTGTAAAGAAATTGAAGATACATATACAAAATCTTTCGATCAAAATGTCAGCAAAGCAGATGAAAACAAACAGCTACTAGCGCAATCTTTAAAAACTGTACTTGCAGATCATAAAATCACATCAGGAGAATTGGAAAAATGCATAAAGTACGTAACAGTATACGATCAAATTATTTCCGAAGTTGAAATTACTAATGTAAATTGATTTTCATAATCAGAAAATGCTTTTTTATATCGCATAAAAGCCGCCCGGTGCTGCAACACCAGACGGCAACGGTCATTGTATCCCGACGCATTATACGGGCAACCTCTGACCTTTTTCATTATATCACAGGAGGTGATTCTGTGCGCTTCTTCTGCTATGGACGAAAATCTGTATTCTCTGACAAATCCGATTCTGTGGATAACCAACTTCGTATGTGCTTAGATTACTGCGAGTCGAAGTTCCATGGCAAAATTGACAGCTGGGAGTGTTTCTCAGATGAAGATTTTACCGGGGCCAATACTGATCGGCCCCAGCTGCAACTTATGTTTTCCAGAATTCGTGAAAACGCTGCCGATGCCCTGGTTGTTTACCAGCTGGACCGGCTGTCAAGAAATGTCCGCGATTTTTCGAATATGTATGCAGTGCTTGAAGAACATGGAGTCATGTTCATTTCGATCAAGGAAACAATTGATACAACAACGCCGATTGGCCGGGCGATGATGTTTGTTACTGCCGTTTTTGCTCAGATGGAGCGGGAAACAATTGCAGAGCGCGTCTCGGACAATATGCTCGGGCTTGCGCGAAAAGGATATTGGACCGGCGGGAATCCCCCTGTGGGATATGTCCGTAAAAGCATTGTTGAACACGGGAGGAAGCATGTAACCATTATTCCTGATCCTGACGGCGTTGACTATGTCAATCGTATATTTGACACATTTCTTTCATCTAATCGAAGTCTACAGGGGATGGAAACGCAGTTTAAAAACTCTGGCATCAAAACTCTGTCAGGTAAATTTTTCTCGTCAACGCAGCTCTACAAGATTCTTACCATGCCATTCTGTGTGGAAGCCACTCCGGAAGTATACGACTACTATGCTAATAAGGGATGCATCATGGATCCAGATTCCCCGCGCGAAAAATGGGATGGTTCTGTTGGCGTTATGGTTTACGGTCGGACGACTGGCAAAAACAAGAAGCATCAGCTTCAGCCTCCAGAAAAATGGACCGTTTGCTTGGGGCATCATGAGCCATTCATGAAGGCCGATAAGTGGCTGCTTGTACAGTCCCGTTTTTCCGAGCACAAATGCATAAAGGATGCCAAATGGCCGGTCCCACTGATGAAGGGCGTATTACGTTGTAAATGCGGGTCATTGATGTCGGTATCAAGAAAGAAACGAGTCGATGGTTCATGCTCTTCTTGGTACTACTGCCGCAAAAGGATGCGTCAGGGGGTCAGTTATTGTGATATGGGGCAAACGGCGTGTGACAAGCTCGACAGCCGATTGATCAGCATCTTTCGGGACATTGCAGCCGATCCGCGGCTGATAAATCAATATCTGCAGAAAACCGAGGACAAACCGCTTCGTGATCCGAAAGCGATTCTCTCCTCAATTACATCCTGCGACGGCAAGATCGGACGGTTGACTGCATCTCTTGCTCTGGCTGAATCATCTTCTATATCAAAATACATCATTGCGGAGATAAAGCGTCTCGATTCAGAGAAAAGCAGATTGCAAAAAGAACTTACGGATATAGAACACGAATCAAAGCGCAAAATGACACGCGAAAAAGATTCTCTTAAAGCTATTGCGGAAATATCCAGGTTAATATCAGGGCTAGATGGATTTGACGACAAAGAACGCAACGAGATCGTCCGCTCTGTAGTGAAGACTTGTACATGGGATGGCGTGAATCTTTTTATTACGCTTTAATCCTCACTTTTTTGTTATGCGTCCATCCCGGATTATTGTAGGGGAAGTCCGAGGCGCTGAAACCATCGATATGCTTCAGAGTCTCAACACCGGCCATGTTGGATATCCCTCTTAACTACATGATTTCCAGCTGAGTTT